CCGCAGGGGATGTTGATCTTGCGCTAGAGCAGGCCACGGCTTCGGTGGAACGGTTGCAAACGTCTCTTGCTCTAGCAACAGCTTCTCGTACCGATGCTGTTCGGACTGCAAATGGCTTGCGGGGCTTTAAGGGAGCGGATGTATCCCCATTGATGGGGAGAGCTACAGACCAATAGGATTGGCTGTGGCTAAGAGAACGTATATCACCTAAATGAGAGGGACTAGGATATGACAACAAAGAAACCCCACTTGGTGCTGGTCGACGGGTCTTTGGTCGCGCAAAGGGACGTGCCGCTAACCGCCAAGCAAGCTGGCTTTGTAAGGTCACTAATGAGCCGTGATGAAAACGGCAAGCCCATGTCCCTGAGCGATGCATACCGCGAGAACTACAATACGGGGAACATGACGGACCAGACTGTGTGGACTAAGGCCAGCTTGTTGGCTTCGCAGGATAAGGTTAGGAGTAGGCGACAGGCGCTGGAAACGCAGAAAGATGAACATGCACTGCTCTGCGCGCACTCTCGACTGGAGTTCATAATATCTCAGCTTGAGATCGAGGCCCTTGGCAAAGGTGCAGACAGCAACAGCGCATCAAGGGTCCGCGCGCTTGAACTGATCGGCAAGTTAGCGGATCAAGGCGGCTCCCTGTTCCAAGACAGGCTGGTCACTGAGGATGCGCGCGATGCCGAAACCATCCGCTCAGAATTGGAAGAGCGGCTAGCTCGCTTGCTCTCCGATAAGACCGGCACCGGCTAACACAAAATAGTTTCGACCCCTACCCTACCCTGTTTCTCACGGCGCGCTCCCCGGCAACCATGCAGCGCTTGGTGCTATGGCTGCGCCCGGTCGAGTGAGCGCTGCCAGCGCTGGCACCGGCACCCGTTGGGCCTGCGCCACGGCCCGGGCCACTTGCTGGGGACCAGCCCATGCCACCCGGGTACCCCCCGGCCCCCCCTGTGGCACGACGGGTCCGCCCCACGCCATCACAGGCAGTTCTGCTCACCCGATCCTCTCAGTTTCATAGCAACTCCTCTTTGCACCCCATAGGCAAAAGCCTACCCCCCGTCGATACCTTCTGTGCGCCCCCCCATACTTATCTTCTTACATCTTCTCTGTTGCTTGACCCCCACCCCCCATTTTGCTATCTTCTGGATAGTTCCACAAAGGGGGCACCCCCCTAAAAATAAAATGGTACCATGTACCGAGGAGTTCACATGTTGAGAACAATTACAGCACTACTGTTTCTAGGTACCTTGTTGGTACCCCTATATGGGTACTGTACTAATTTAGATACTAACTTAAAGCTTGTACCTAAGAGGGTACCTATGGTACCTAAGGTACCGAAGAGCGGCACAGAGTACATCACAATCGACTGCGACTACTCCCCACAGTTCCTCAAGAATTTAAAGCCCGCCTACGGCATGGAGCCATTGTGGTGGGGCATGAACGAGTTCCAGAGTGTTCTCACCCTCCATCGCAACCACAACACAGGCAATTGGGGATTGTTCGTCACTTTCCCATCTAGGGAAGTGTGTGCTATCAGTACGGGCATGGAGCAGGATCTCATCCTTCCCAACATTGGAATGGCCCATTGAGGGTGTATCGTCATTGGTTGTGGCACTCATCTTTGATGAGGTGGGTTGCGCGTAAGGTTGCAATGGCGGATGGTTGGTTGTGGCGAAGGATGTGGAGCCGTTGCAGGGGAGTGCGATTGTGAATTGCTGGCATTGTCAAACAGAGTTGATATGGGGTGGCGATCACGATTGCGAGGAAGACGACGGCATCGTCTACTTCATGGTCACCAACCTACACTGCCCAAATTGCGCATGTCAGGTGTTGGTGTATCTTCCCACTGACGAATCAGACCTCCACCCAGACAATGGCGACGTTGGGGGAGTGGACATCAAGATAACCTCCATTCATTAGATGGTCGATCTTTGCGACAACGAAGACGTACAGCGTCTCCTTTCCCTTAGATCCTCAACCCACGGAGATGCCAACAAGACCTTCCGTCTCGCTGGGGAACTCGTCATGGACTTCATCGCCCACAAGACAACACAGGGCGTGATAGAGCCTCACGAGTTCGCTGCCATCAATATCCTCCACAAGATCGCGCGCATTGCCTGTGGTGACTACACAGATGACCACTGGGATGACATCTGTGGATATGCTCAATTAGGAAAAGAGCTTCACAAACAGTTGACACACCCCTGTCAAGAGGGGTAGGTATTGTATACTTCCCGTTAGTTGCGGCTAGATGTAGCTACGGTTTGTGATACTCCTCCCTGACTAGGCGGCTTCCGCAAGGTGAAAGGTGCCCAGAACCCCAACCCCACGGGAGCCGCCTCTTTTTCGGAGCAACGACAGTGTTGGTCAACTGAGAAAGCTAAACGACAACTACCCCACCCCGGTGAGTCTGGTCACTGAACTTGTTCATCGATGGGCGCTCCCCGCTATGATGGTGTGGGAACCTTGCTCGGGGGATGGGAGATTGAGCGATGCCTTGAAGAAGAGAGGGTGCAAGGTTGTCGCCACCGACATCGCAAGGCTTCAGGACTTCTTCGACTACACCGACACTCTCGCGCCTACGATTATCACCAACCCTCCCTTCAGGTACATCCGTCCCTTCATCGATCACGCTTTCGACATCGGTGTCAGGCAGATGGCTCTGGTTTGTCCAGAAAGACTGTGGGCCTGCAAGAAGGGAAGGGACCAATTAATGCGTCACCGCCCAAGTCGTTGGGCAAACATGGACTGGCGCGAAGATTACTTACAGAAGGGCGGCTCCCCAGACAGGGCACTCGCCGTGGCGATGTGGGAAAGACCTCATTCGGATAGCTGCCGTTACGAGGTTTGGACCCGTAGCCATGACGCCGATTCCTTGGGTTGAGGTGATAGCCGTAGGTTTGATTGTTTTAGCCATTATCCTAAGGGTTCTGACATGGGCATGATATTCGAGTACCTCACCGATCACTACAAATGCATCATCGGCGGTTTCATCGTCGGCCTCGCGGTGGGGATAATTATCTAGAATGCAAACTGCCGTCGCCCTGCACGATCAGATCGCGGCGCTCCCCATCAATGAGCAGCGCGATCTTCTCGATCTTGTAGAGCAATACGAGAGTGCTCAGGAAAGAGAGAAGAGCCACGCAAACTTCCTAACTTTCGTCAAGTCTGTGTGGCCTCCCTTCATAGAGGGAAAACACCACGCCACGATGGCTGATGCCTTCGAGAGGGTGGCTGAGGGAAAGTTAAAGCGCCTCATTGTTAATATGCCCCCGAGGCACACCAAGTCTGAGTTCGCGTCGTATCTTCTACCGGCATGGTTCTTGGGGAAGTATCCAGATAAAAAGGTCATCCAGACGGCACACACCGCGGAGCTTGCGGTGGGCTTCGGAAGGAAGGTTCGTAACCTCTTCAACAATAAGGAGTTCAAGGACATCTTCCCCGATTCGCGATTGCAATCGGACAGCAAGGCTGCCGGAAGATGGAACACCAACAAGGGTGGCGAGTACTTCGCCATCGGCGTTGGCGGAGCGGTCACGGGTAAGGGTGCAGACATCCTCATCATCGACGACCCCCACTCAGAGCAGGACGCAGCGCAGGGACAATACAACCCAGAGGTCTTCGATAGGGTGTATGAATGGTACACCTCGGGGCCTCGACAAAGACTTCAGCCGGGAGGTGCCATCATCGTCGTGATGACGAGGTGGTCTAAGAGAGACCTCACCGGAAAGATTATCGACAACTCTGTCAAGAGGATGGGTTCTGACGAGTGGGAGGTTATAGAGCTTCCCGCCATCATGCCCTCTGGTAATCCCTTGTGGCCGGAGTATTGGGGCATTACAGAACTTGAAGCCCTTCGCTCTGAGTTGCCCCTCTCAAAGTGGTCAGCGCAATATCAGCAGGATCCAACCTCTGAGGAGGGCGCTCTCGTCAAAAGGGAGTGGTGGAAGGAGTGGAAGGAAAAGAAGCCTCCACACTGCGAGTTCGTTATTCAATCGTGGGACACGGCATTCCTAAAGACTGAGCGCTCAGACTATTCAGCGTGCACTACATGGGGCGTCTTCCTCAACGAGGACGAAGACAGGATGGACATCATCCTCGTCGATTCGTACAAGGAGAGGCTTGAGTTTCCAGAACTCAAGAAGCGCGCCTTCGAGATGTGGAAAGACACAGACC